GGATAAACACACCGAAAAAGAGCTACAAACAACACGCACATATTATGGCAACAAAATTAAAGATCTTACTAGTGCTTCTAATTCTGAGCTCGAACAGTTTTTCACAGACCGTTACTGATAAAATTTGTTTTTCACACGATAAAGCACGAGCTATTGCAATTGACCTTACACGAGGCGATTCTGCTATTGCTGAATTAAAAGTTATAAATAAAATGGTGTGGCAGTTGAATGAAAAAATTGACGCCAAAGATAGTACAATTAACATTTACGTATCTAAAGAAAAAAATTACATCAAACAAGTAGCAAACTATGAAAAAATTGTTACTGTACAAGATACTGTAATTAAAGGATTAGAAGAAGATGTTAAAGACCTTACTCGTAAAAACACTAATTTAAAGAAAGGACTTAAATGGTTAGGTGGGGGATTCGTGTCTTCCATACTTGTTATTTTTACATTGACCATAATTAAATAATGGAAGAAAAAAATATAAAACAAGTAATCCGAGAGGAATATGTAAAGTGTGCCCACTCACCGGCTTACTTTATGAAAAGATACTGTTATATTCAACATCCAAAACGCGGACGCATCCAGTTTAACCTGTATCCATTTCAGGAAAAAGTACTTACACTATTTCAAGAAAATCCTTATTCAATAGTACTTAAATCTAGACAGTTAGGTATCTCAACATTGGCAGCAGGTTATTCACTTTGGTTAATGTTATTCCATGAAGATAAAAACGTGCTATGCATTGCAACTAAACAGGAAACCGCTAAAAACATGGTTACCAAAGTTAAGTTTATGTACGATAGCTTACCTTCATGGTTAAAAGAAAAAGATAAACCACAAGAATTTAATAAATTAACTCTTCGATTAAATAACGGATCCCAAATTAAAGCCACTTCAGCATCAAGTGATGCAGGTCGTTCAGAAGCCGTTACTTTACTAATAATCGATGAGGCCGCCTTTATTCATAACATCGGTGAGATATGGGCATCAGCTCAACAAACCTTAGCTACTGGTGGAGGTTGTATAGCATTATCTACTCCATATGGTACAGGTAACTGGTTCCATCAAACATGGGTTAATGCAGAAATGGGTGATAATAGTTTCTTACCTATTAGATTACCATGGGAAGTTCATCCTGAACGAGACCAAACATGGAGAGACCAACAAGATAAAGATTTAGGTTCTCGAATGGCAGCACAGGAATGTGACTGTGACTTTACAACTTCTGGTGATACAGTATTTACACCAGAAGATATTGTGTTTTACGAACAATTTCAAATACAAGATCCTCTAGAAAAACGTGGTATAGACCAAAACCTATGGATTTGGGAACCAGCGGATTATTCAAGGAACTATCTGATAGTAGCTGATGTAGCTCGTGGCGATGGTAAGGATAATTCGGCGTTTCACATCATAGATGTTGAATCATTCACTCAGGTAGGTGAATATAAGGGACAAATCAGTACTAAGGATTATGGACATCTATTAGTTAGCATTGCAACGGAATATAATAATGCTCTACTAGCAGTCGAAAATCAAAGTGTAGGTTGGTCTACTGTACAAACCATTTTGGATAGAGGTTATCAAAACTTTTACTACTCCCCTAAAGGTGGAGTTAACAATACAGATTCTTTTTTTGATCCATATATGGATGTAAGTAAGATGACACCCGGATTTACTATGTCCTCAACTACACGTCCTATAGCAATTGGTAAATTCCAAGAAGCTGTTATGGATAAAGGAGTGGTTTTCCGTTCCAATCGATTACTGGAGGAAATGAAAGTATTTATATGGAGAAACGGTAGAGCAGAAGCCCAATCAGGTTACAATGATGATTTGATGATGGCATTTGCTATTGGTTGTTACTTACGTGATACCGCTTTCAAATTAAGACAAAGTAATATGGATATGACTAAAAGCATGCTTAATGGAATTGCTGGTAGTACTTCAAAATACTCCGGGGGCTATTCAAATGGTTCTTCGTATGTTGATAAGTATAATAATAACCCATATCAAATAGATAACCCTTACTCAAATGGCAAAGAAGATATTTCTTGGCTTTTATAAACTAAAACATGGCAAACACAGGACTATTCAGTAGATTACAACGATTATTTTCAACAGATGTAATCATCCGAAACGAAGGAGGATCAAAGTTGAAAGTAATGGATGTTAATAAAATCCAAGTTTCGGGTGAATACGAAACAAATGCACTAATCGATAGGTTCAACAGAATCTATACTAATTCACACACCTCTATTTATGGTTATCAAAGCAGTTTTAATTACCAAACTTTACGCCCCACTCTTTACTCAGAATATGATTCAATGGATACAGATGCTATTGTTGCTTCTGCCCTAGATATTATTGCTGACGAAAGTACATTACGTAATGATATGGGAGAAGTCCTTCAGATTCGTAGTTCGGATGAAGATGTACAACAAATTCTATATAACCTATTCTATGATGTATTAAACATTGAATTTAACCTATGGCCTTGGATTCGTAATATGTTGAAATATGGTGATTTTTTCTTAAAACTAGAAATTGCTGAAAAATTTGGTGTATATGGAGTAATTCCTTACAATGCATTCCATATTGAAAGACAAGATGGATACGATAAAGATCATCCAGCTTCTGTAAGATTTAGATTTGACCCAGACGGTATTTCATCTCCCTCAGATTATGGTTATTACAATGTACCAAATTCAGGTGGACAAGCAAATTCAATTTATTTCGACAACTACGAAATGTCACATTTCCGTTTATTAACGGATACTAACTTTTTACCTTATGGTAGATCTTATTTAGAACCAGGACGTAAACTGTTTAAACAATATACGATGATGGAAGATGCGATGTTGATTCACAGAATCGTTCGTGCGCCTGAAAAACGTATATTCTATATTAATGTTGGTAATATTGCACCTGCTGAGGTAGAAAACTTCATGCAGAAAACAATTTCCAAAATGAAACGTACTCCATATATTGATCAACAAACCGGTGATTATAACTTGAAGTACAATATGCAAAACTTACTTGAGGATTTCTATATCCCTGTTCGTGGAAATGATCAAGCAACTAAAATTGATAATTTAGGTGGTTTACAATATGATGGAATCCAGGATGTTGAATACTTAAGAGATAAATTATTTGCTGCCCTTAAGGTGCCTAAAGCATTTATGGGTTATGAGAAAGATTTGACAGGTAAAGCTACATTAGCCGCTGAAGACATCCGATTCGCACGCACAATTGAACGTATTCAACGTATTGTAGTATCTGAGTTGACTAAAATAGCATTGGTTCACTTATATGCTCAAGGCTATACCGACGAATCATTGACAAACTTTGAACTATCTTTAACTACTCCTTCTATTATCTACGATCAAGAAAGAATTGCATTGATGAAAGAAAAAGTAGATTTAGCTGCTCAAATGATGGAAAATAAGTTGTTACCAACTGACTACATCTATGAGAATATATTCCATTTGAGTGAAGATCAATACGATGAATATAGAAATTTAATTGCCGAAGATGCTAAACGTAGATTCCGATTAGCTCAAATTGAAAACGAAGGTAATGACCCACTTGAAACAGGCAAATCATATGGTACGCCACACGATTTAGCATCGCTATATGGCAGAGGTAGATATGATGCAGGTGAAGTACCTGTTGGATATGATGAAAATGCTGATTTAGGTCGCCCTGAAGAAAAAGTAACCAATAGAAATACTCAAGATAATGCTTTTGGTAAAGATAGAATTGGTGCTTCTGGAATGAAAAAAGATGGAGACGAATCAGATTCTACAAAAGTAACATATAAAGGTGGCTCACCACTGGCATTAGAAACCAAAACCAAACGAAACCCTAATTCTAGAATGTTTAATGATATCAAAAATCAGAAAAAACAAATGATATTTGAATCAGACATTAAAGGGAACTCACTATTAGATGAGTCACAGATACGAGAGTAAAAAAATTTCATATATTTATAAATAAACAAATATAATAGAATGCAAGTCAAACATTCAAAGTATAAAAATACTGGTATCCTTTTCGAACTATTAGTTCGTCAAATCACCACTGATACACTAGATGGTAAGGATTCACCAGCTAAAGATATACTTAAAAAATATTTCGTTAAAACGGAATTGGGTCGTGAGTACAAGTTATATGAAACGTTATTGAAAAAAACATCTTTGACTGAAACTAAAGCAAATATTGTTGTTAGTACATTAACTGAATCCTCACTTACCTTAAATAGAGGAGCTATTAAACGCCAGAAATATAATCTGATTAGCGAAATTCAAAAACATTATGATTTAAACGAGTTTTTTAATCACAAACTTCCAAATTATAAAGTATTTGCTGCGTTCTATACGTTGTTAGAAATTTCAAATATTCCACAAAATGCTGATGTTGATCAAACTATCAACAATAAAGTGACTATTTTAGAACATTTAACAGCTGCTCAACTCACTGAAAATAAATTACGTGACGAGGTAATGAATGAATTTAATAACGCTGATAAAGATGTACGTTTAATCGCATATAAAATGCTTTTAGAAAGTTTTAATTCTAAATACGATACACTACATAGTAAGCAAAAAGAAATTCTTAAAGAGTATATCACATCAATTGATAATACATCTCGTTTAAAAGAATTTTATACTAGCAAAATTAATGAAATTAAAGAAACATTAACTTTATTAAACGCTAAAACTAAAAACGAAGTTACTAAAATCAAAATAAACGAAATTATTAATATCATCACATTACCCGCTAAGAATGCTAGAATAAATGATGATAATCTAGTTGATTTGTTACAATATTACGATTTAATTAATGAATTAGAAACGGTAAATGTCTAAACTTAAAGAAATAATCCGTAAAAAACTCAAAGAAATGAGTGCTACCGGAACAGGTGGTGCTTCTTTTACTGCGGGTCAGGGTGAAGGATATGCTACACCAGCTGCGTTTGCTTCTAAAACTAATTCAAAAGGAACTAAAAATATCTACTACTATAAGTTAGGATTTAAACCCGTTCCAGATAAAATTAAAGGATCTGGATTGCAGGTTAAACAACTTTGGGAAGAAGATACATTAAATGAAGTAAACGAATTCCAACAAAAACG